ACAGTGACAGCGTGAAGGACGAAGGAACTACCGGAGGGGTACCCATGCCCCCCTAATGTTCTATCTAATCCACTGTAATAATTTCATGTGTAAATTTACTTATGATTTATATAAAAGCCAGTCAAGGCTCTTAGGTAGGTTTCTATTGCCTATTACTTTTGGTTCTTTTATTTCTTTATTATTAAATAGTTTGTCTGACTTTTGTCTGTTACATGCTGCATGAGCAAGCTGTAAGTTCTCCATTGCAGATGGATGACCACCTTTAGCAATCGGAACAATGTGGTCAACTGTTGGTGATAATGGATCAGGCGCTTTGATACTTACATCTACTGGCTTGCCACAGATACCACAGGTTGATTGAGTCTTTAGTATTATCTTTCTATTCTTATCAAAGGATGCTCGATGCGCTCCTTGTTTGTCAGCTCTTAATGCCATGGTGGGGTATCACCAACTCTCCGTCTGATTGCAAAACAAAAGACAACTGCAAGTGCAGCTGCCTTTTGTAGATTTCTTATGTTGTTACTATAATCTTTCGAAAGCAAGATAAACATACAAGTGTTGTTATTACATTAATCTGACATTTGATACATTTTCTTTTGGACCTCTTCCCAATCATCTAGAAAGTCTAATCTTCTTCTTAATTCAGCATGCTTTTGTCTTATATGGCCATGAGAATAGTTTAGTTCTTCAGCAACAGCTTCTAATGATTTGCCCTCAACGTACTTCATCTTAAGTATTTGATTTTCCAATCCTTTAAATGTATTTATTAGAATAAGTAAAGACGCTTGCATTTCTTCTTGAAAGATTAGCTCTTTTTCTAAGAACACTAAATTTTCTTCAACTTTAGATCCTTTTGATTCTTTGATTAAAAATATTTTCCCTAAATCTGAGCTATCTTCCCAACGCTCCAGTTCGTACTTTGTTTTTCTGATATTCCATTTAAGATAAGTAATTTTCTCTTCAGAATCTTGATAATCTTTCAGCCACTGGAATTTTATGACGATCACCTACCTTTACTTATTGTTCCGTTAAAACGGTAAATCATCATCCTCAATATCAATTGGAGTACCGCTCTTATCAAATGGGTCATGATTCGAATACTGGATAGGATTCTGATTGCTAGATTGATTTGAATTGTATTGTTGAGCATTTGTCTGCTGATAGTCTCCATTTGATTGTGCGTTGTTTTTAGAGCCAATAAACGTAATGCCATCAACTATGAATTCATCACGATAAACCATCTTTCCGTCTTTTTCGTGATTGTTGTTCTGAGGATGTCCTTCGAATGCAATTTGAGAACCTTTAGAGAAATTATCTCTAATAAGCTCTGCGGTTTTATTGAATGCTTTACAGTTAAACCAATCTGTTTCATATTCATTCGTTTGTTTGTTTTTGTATTTCCTTTTAACAGCAATGCTGAAGCTTGCTACTGTTCCAGCTGCATTGATTTGTGGATCTCTTCCTAATGTTCCAATGATATTTAATGAATTCATTTACCAAACCATCCTTTCAATTTCCCCTTTACTTTCTGCCACTTTGATTCCGTAGCAGGTTCTGCAACTAAATTACCAACCACACCTGCAGTTTCTTCTGAATAACTTTTATCTTTAAACCATTCAGCCTGCTCGGTTGCAAGTTCTTCTACAACACTCAACTCACTAATCCTTTCTTTCATAGATTCAATTTGTATTTTTGATTCAATTTCTAGTTCTTTAACAATACCGTTAACTACTTCTTTAAGTGGTTTCCAAAAGAATTTAATGAAATACTTTCTTTCAAAAAAAGTTAGTGACTGTTCAGTTCCAATTTTATTTATAATACGTTTGGCCACTTTTCTTCTTATACGCTTATTCATTTTTTATTAGCCTCCAGGAATTCGATTAACTCTCTTGCTGCATCTTCAGTTAATTCAGTTCTATATTCTTCATTATCAAAGAACTTAATGATTACTTGCCTTGTCTTTACAGATTTATCTTTAAACCACTCTTTATCTCCATTCATTCCTTCCTTCACTTCCAATTCAACGTGATTTTTTTCTTCAGTTTCACTTGCTAAGGTAATACGATAAGTATCTAAGTCAACGACTAATTTATTTTCATTCATTCTTTATCCCTCACTCTTTCAAGTAATTTTATTTGCCTATCAAATTCAACTTGCTCTTGTTCATTAAATAATCTAATAGCATCTGCTTTGCTTCTGTAAAGACCAGCAATTGCTAAATCAATATTGTTCCGAACGTCTAAACCATGTTGAGCAATCGAATTAACTTTCCTGCGTTCACTGATTGTAATTAAATCTGGACGTTTAACTCTTATTGATTTCATAAAAGCTTTATCGTTAGCTATGTTGCTGTATTTTTCAGGATCTCTTATATCTACAAATAGTTCGTTACGCTCTTTCCCAATCCATTGTCTTCTAGTCCTCTCAGTCATACTATCCCTCGATTTCTTTGTTGGATTTTTCTTTTCTCTGCTTGATCCATAACAAGTAAAGCAACGTCCAAAATCTTACAATTCAAGACCTTGGCAATTTGATAGCTGCTTTTATTGTCGTTCCACATTTCAACAAATGTCTTAACTTCTTCTTCATCCCAAATGAATCTAGCATTTTCCAAAATCAAAACCTTCTTTGTCATTTTTTGTACTCTACCCAAGCTGCTGCATAAGGAGCAAAATACTGTCTAGCTTTGTCTAGATCATTTACGACTGTACTTTCTTTTGATTCCATCTCTTCAGCAATCTCTTCATAATTCATGCCATCATCTAAATATTCAAGAATCGTTCTTGGATTCAATTCAATGTTTGATGGCATAGTGATTGAAGAAGCTTCTTTAATAAATGTATCTACATCATCCATTTCAACAATGAAGTCCTTGAATACTTTGTTATCAATACCTTCAATTGATGTTTGTTCTTCTTTTACTTCAATAACAATTCCATCACCATTAACCATATATTTGAAATAAGGTGTGTCATTGACTGAATCATAAGGAATGGAGTAGCTAATCACTGAAGGTTGGATAACCACGTTTACTGATTCACCAATTAATTGATTGATACTTTCAAACTTGCCATCTAGTGATCCATTTTCGATTGATAAAACAATCTCTTGTTTGCCGCCCTTGTTCATTTTTACCGTTTTAATTGTTGGTCTGAATTCTACTGTTTTTGTCATTTGTTTTTCCTGCTTTCTTTTTGGTTTTTGTTTATACTCTATATAAGAGAGGTGCTAAATTATGAGTAAAGATAAAATTGTAAGGATCCCTATTAGTTTTGAAAAAAGACAGAAGAACAAACATGATGAAGGTTACGTTCCTTGTCAAGTAAGTGGTAGATACTTGCAATTTGATTTAGACAGTATGAATTCAGTTAACGTTATTGCTGACGTAATGACTGAAAATACTGATGGTGATAAAGATAAAAAGCTTTGCGAATTGGTTTTTGATATTAGTGATTTACAAGAAGTAATGGCTAAAATATCTAAAAGAATGTAACCTTATCGCCTCTCGTAATGAGAGGTTTTTTTATTAAAATAATTCAGTTTGAATCTCACCTAAAGTCCTAACAGTGATTTCAATCCTCGGTCTACTCGAGTAAAACTTCCTAGCAATCAAATCAACTATCTGGCCATCATCTTTCCAAATGATTCCTTTCATTGCATCCAACGGACCTTTTGCATAATTATCCGCATCTGGTTTTGTAATGGGTCTTAGTTGACCAAGTTCAGCAAGTTCCATATTCTTTCTGCTAAACGATTTGAGACACTCTTTGAAGATAAGTATTTCAACCTCTAATTCACCCTCTAATAACTGCTTAGGTTTATGTTGCATGGCGTGATAAGCAACTATCTTCTTATAATCCACGCTCTTCTTAGGATCGTATGCTCTTGCATGACCACCAATAGTAGTGAATTTTGGTCTTCCTTGTGCTACTGGTTGTCCAGGTACAGTAAATTTGATTTTCAATGTGCTTAGTCCTTTCCAAATGATTGTATTTTTTCAAGTCGTTCCATGAATTCAGCTTTTTCCTCTTCGCTCATTGGCGTTTCTTGTTTTTGCTGATTCTCTTCTTTAGCCCAATCTGGAAGTGTTTCTTTTCTAGCAGAAGAATTACCATATGAAGGCTTTATTTTGCTGTTTTCAAAAGCTACATCTGCAGACTTTACTTCGTCTATAGTCTTTATATTTTTTTTGTCCCAATTTTTAAGGATACCCTCAGCGTATTTATATCCCTTTTGGTCTAGTGCTGCTCTGCTCATTGCTTCGATAACCAACTCTTCGTTTAAGTCATCAATCCAGAACTCTATGTTTTGAGAAGTAATAGAATTTTCTACACCAAAGTTTTGTTGATAAAATTCATGAGCATTAGGACCAGAAGAAACCACATCATCATCCCTGTTGTTGTTATTTACTTTAGTTTTATTTACTTTAGTTTCCTTTACTTTACTTTGTGGGTTTCCGCTATCCGAAACTATAGGAACTTTAACTTCTGCTGGAGTTTCCGTCACAGAAACTACAGAACTGTTTGGGTTTCCGTCACAGTTATTATTTGTTTGAGGTCTGGTTGGTTTTTTAGCACGACGTTTCAGATAAACATCTTCGACATTATCAACTAGGTTTTGACACCAAACAATTTTATTTTTCCATAGATCAGCATCTATAGCATTTAATTCAGCGAGCATATTTAGTATCTCCATTGCTTTATCTTCATCTACAAGAGTTATCGCTACCAGAAACTTCCACTCTGCTATGGTTTTCGTGTCGAAAACGTGACCCTCACTCTTTGCTAACAATTCTAATAATTTAAACCAAAATGCATAACCATCATTACCAAAGGTACTTTCCAAAATAAATAGTGTCTTACCACTAGTTGCCATATGTGGAAAATAGTCTACTGTTTGTTTTTTCGGCCTTGCCATTATTTCACCTCTTATGCTATATAGACTGGAACGCCAGTTAATTCTTGTACTTCACGCTTGAACAATTCTTCATCACTATTTGAATCTGACAAGTGAAGCAACCATACTTCCTGCAGTTGATCACTCGCATTTACTTTTATAAATTCTTTTGAGTTATCAAATTCAAAGTGACTGATCAAGATTCGATTCTTTAAATATTGAGCAACTTCATTTTCTTTAACTTTTTTTCTAATGATGTCTAAAGAATAATTTGCTTCAATCATCATGTGAGTAATATCTTTGAATTTGTACTTCACGTAATAGGTATCTGTTACGAACAATAGTTGTTCGCCTAAGTTGTTTTTAAAAAGGAATCCAGTTGGTTCTGCAGCATCATGATTCACATCAAATGAAGTGACCGTCCAGGAACCAATTTGTACGCCTTTGCCTATTTCAAGTACGGTTGCTCTATGATTCGGTACGTTTAATGCGTTTAATGTTCCTTTTGAAGCGAAAAGTTCAATTGAAGTGGTAGCTAATACTTTCTTGATTTCTTTTGAATGATCACCATGCTCATGACTGATACACATTCCGGCCACTCGGCTAAAATCAAACATCATTTTTTGTTTAACCAGTTCTAGTTTGATACCACATTCAATTAATATCTGAGAAATGCCATCATCTATTAGATAAGCATTCCCAGCACTTCCGCTACCAAAAGATTTTATGTTAATCAAAATGGTGCGGGTTCAGTTGAGGATTCATTATCTTCTTGAACTGGTTTTTCTTTGTGATCAATGATTTCTCCATCATCATTCACTTCTGTGTAATGAGCTTCAAAGAATTCTGTATTTGCTTTCTCTTCGACTTCTTCTGCAACTTCAGCTTCTTTAATTTCATCACTTTGTTTATTAAAGAATTCAGTCATCACGCTGCTATCATCTGAACTATTAATGAAGTTCTTACATGCACGATTAATAACGGTTTTCTTAGCCATTTCTTGAGCGAATTTATCATGTGTGCTACCAGGTTTAGGCGCTTTTTGATCCTTGCCCCACATTTTAGATTGAGACCATGCTGACGTAATTTCTTCAAAGGTCATTAACTCAATGTGATTTTCTTTTTCATCTGGCATAACTACTGTCGCATAAGCTCCAATTATTTTATCTTTATTAATATTTCCAAATTTTTGTTTGTGTACCAGGTTCTTAATCATTCCGTTTGTTAAATCGTATGAGACATCATCACCTTCATAAATCACTTGACCTACAATATCAGTAGCACCAGTTACTCTTTTAGTGACGGCCATTGTTCCAAAATAAGAACGTTGGAATGTTAATTTGCTTCCATACATAATGAAATATCCTTGATTCTTTTCTGGATTCAAACCTTGAACAACCATGCCTAGTAATGCATTGGCCACACTATCTTTTGTAGCTACTTCAAGTGCTGGTTTATAATCTTTTGTTTGGACCTCTTGAAGTTTTAACCATGCTGAACGCATTGCGTTACCTGGAGAATAATCACCTGGTAAATCTAGTTGTCCTTCTTTTACAAATAGAGACACCTTTTTTTCTACACTATCCGCGATTTGTTTTTGTTGTAATACCATTTCGTTGTTTGCCATTTTATATTTCCTCCTCTTTCAATTCGCTGTTAACATATTCCTTAATTTTTTTAAGCCCTTTTTTTAACTCTTTTCCGTGAACATAAATGAAAATAGCTAGTTCGTCTGGTGTCATAGTTTGCATTTTTTCATAGACAGTCACGCTACCACCTCCACTTTAAAGACAGGGTCAACACTAACAATCAATGAAATCATTTGTGCTTGTGTATCAATTAATTCATTTACTGATTCAGCATTGTCTACAAAGATTGGAGCCGATACCTGGTAATGATTTGATAAAGTATTGATAATATCTAATCCCACGTTGATCCGTGCAGCGTTGTTTAAGTTGGTGCTGTATTCAGAACCGCCATACGTTGCCTCACATACTTCATTGATTCCGCCATTCTTTTGAATATCAAATAGTTTGAAGTTGGCCATGCTAAATTTTGCATTGATTTCTTTTTCTAACAATTGAACTTTACGTCTAGTAAATTCATCTGTTAGGTATTCTTGACGTTCAAGTTCTTCATAAGTTGAAGCTAGATTGCTGTGTTCATCCTTCAGCTCACTAATACGATTCAATTGTTTTTCCTTTTGACTGAACAAGGATAGTTGCTGTCTAGCTGAATCAACTGCAGTAGAAGCTTCACGAATAAGATTGTTGTATTTTTCAATTTCTGATTGAGTAGAAGTTTGTTCTTCTATCATTAATTGAGATACCTTTTGAATTTCAGTAACAATTAATTCATTTCCAATGGAATCTTCGAATTGGCCATGACGTTCTTTTGTTAATTCCAACTCTTCTTTGAATCTGTCTAATGAATCTTTAGCCATGTCACGTTTAGAAATTAAAGAGTGAAGATCGTTAGTTAGTTGTTTTAGCTCAGCTTCAGCAGTTTCAATTTTTAAAGCTGCTGCTTTACCATTCGCAAGAATCTTTTCAACATCTTCTGATTTCTTTTTGTTGAAGGTTGTTTTCATTTGTTCAACTTGATCACCAGGTAAATCTTGGCCACACATTTGACAAGAAGATTTATGTTCATCAAACGTTTCTTCTTTTCTAGATTTATAAGACTTCAACAAGTTTGTTTTAGAATCTTTTTCTCTTGTTAAATTTTGTTCCGTGTTAGAAATTTGAGACTCTTTTTCCCAAACTGCTTGATTCTTTGCGTTTAAATCTATAGTCAATTTATTAATATCATTGATAAGATTTTCAGTTGATAATTGATTTGATTGAAAGAAACGTGATTTTTCTTCCGTTAGTTTCAAATCTAGTTGGCCACGTTTATTTTTCAATTCAGTAATTGCTCCACCATTTTTCAATTCAGCAATCTTGTTTTGTGCTTCTTCAATTTTATCTTTATTGACACCCACAAGAGAATTTAACTGATCCTGGTCAATGCCTTCAGTATTAGGTATGGCTCTTTCAGCTTCATCAAACCGAGCTGTCATCCCATCAATAGAATTAGCAACTTCTTTTTTCTTAGCTGAAATGATTTTCTTTTGTTCTTCAACGCTATGGCCATCAAGAATTTTAGTTAATCCAGCAAGCTCTTCATTCTTTTTTATCACCTCTTCATCCGTCACGCCATCTACTAACTGAAGTAAGACTTCTCTTCTTTTAGTCCAATCAAGTGAATTGAATGCTGCAGGATTCGTTAGCAATTTGAATGTGTCTTCATCAATCAGTTCATCAATATATGACTTGAATTCTTTTGCTGTGCTACAAGGGACCTGGTTAATGTAGAACTTTGTTTTATCCGACTTGCGTTCTTTTTCTGCGCGACCTTTGATTTTGGACCACACTTCTACAAGCTCACGTTTTAGTAAAATGCGTTGACCATCGACTAATAGTTCGGCTTCAACAATAGGTTCCTTGCCTAAAATTTCAGTTCGGTCTTTATCGAATGGTTTTACTTTAAATTTAGACCTTTCAGCACTATCTTTGCCAAACATCAACCACAAGAAGCCGTCGTACAAAGTTGTCTTTCCTATTGCATTTTGTGCGGATACATCTGCGTTGCTACCGTCTAAAACTAATTTGTACTCTTTTATTCCTTTAAAGTTTTCATAACGGATCCAATCGATTTTAATATCTTTCAATTCGCTCACTCCTTATTTGTGCTATACTTTTGGTATAAAAATTTATTGTTCAGTCACTGACTTTGCTTGCCGGCGGTCAGTGATTTTTTTGTTCCAAAACGTTCAGAAATCCTTTTCGCATAATTAACTTGCTGTTGGATGTATCGTGCATTTGGTTTACCGCCACTTGCTAACCAATCAGATATTCTTTTATCAATATCCGTTAAAAAGATTAATGCGATTTCACCTGGTACATTACTTAAAGCAGTAATGATTTCTTCTGCATAATTGATTGTTTCGCTCTCAATTTCATCTTTAGGTATTTCAACAATCAATTCTTTAATTTGTTCAGCAGTCAACTCTATTTCAATTCCTCTCATAATCCTTCCAAATGGAGAACGTACTGTTAATACATAACTTCCTTCTTGTTCATTGGATTCATGCCATGCGACTACCGTTCCTTCTTTTTCTCCGAATACTCCATAACTAATTTCCATAATATGATCTCACCTCCCTTCAGTTTGTCCAGAATAGAATCAAAAGCGGTAAACAGATAATGATCATCGCTGCAATGGATCCGTAAAATATATAAAAATCTCTTTTGGCAATTCTTTTACTTCCAAAGAAAAACATATTAGATGACCAGATTAGTTTTTTTATTGTTTCTGGTGACATTTAATTACCTCCTTATTTTCTATCTAACCGCTGCAGCTGTTTTAATAAATCCATTTGACTTTCTATTGGGATGACGACTTTTGAAAGATCTTTAATTAATTTTCCGTTTCTATCTAAATTGATGATGGTTGTGATTTGAGGTTTCTTTATTTTTTGTACCATTATTTACACCTCTATTTCTATTTGCTCATCAACTAATGCTGTGTGTCCAAGAGACTCCAATAAGTTATGAATAAAAATTCTACCTTTTTGCGTCCATTTCGTTTGAGGATAAGCACCAGTATCGTTTGTATAGGTTTTCGATTTTGTAAATCCGTTGTTCATGTGTTTCTTATACAGGACCCATTGGCCGCCGACTTTTCTTTGAACTTCATGATTCCATAGAATCTTATTTAACTCTTGGCCACTCATTCCGTAATCAGCTGCTATTTGAGTAATGGCCATTGTATTTTTTGAATTAAGAATTTCATCAAGATAAGTGATTTTTGGTTCGTATTCTGCAATCAACTGTTCTTGAACGGCATTTTTTTCAATTAACAATTGAGTTTGTTGTTGTTCCTCAATCCATTGTTTAGCTCTAGCAATTGGATCAACAATCATATAAGAATCTGGCGTTTGTTGTGCTTCCATTTCGTTGAACTTAATAACGTATTTAGCTGTGAATAGCGTTCCTTTTTTTCCGGTTAATTTGTTTGCCACCATTTCGCATCCTTGTTTTGTTAGTAAAAAACCGGGACGTTGCTCTCCTTTTGCGTCTTGATAAGTTGAATTAATGAAAAAATCAACCAATCCAATTTTGGCTTCGTCTAAATAGTTAACGTAAGTGCGGATGTCTCTTAATAACTTGCTGTGTTCTTTTCCGACCATTTCGGCGACTTCTCTTGAATCAATTGTTATTGTTGAACTCAATGCTTTTAAACTGTTCATCTTTTTTCTCCTCCTTATTTAATTCCTAATACTCTAATAATTGTCAGCAGCATTTCATTTGCTTTTGGACCAGTTTTTTTCCCATTCAATACATCATTCAAATATTGATAATTTTCGTTTATCAACATTGCTAAATGATTTTGCGGGATTTTTTTTTCTTTTAAATGAGTTAATATTTTTTTCCTCAAAGCTTGTGTTTCTGGCATTTTAATAACCCTCCTTTTTTATATTTAAATTTATAAGCTAATTTATCAGCTAATCGTTGACCATAAATAGCTTTTATGCTATTATAAATCCATAGCAAATAAGCATTGTAAAAGCACTCTTCTTGAACGTTGGGGAACGTTGCGAATATTGTTTTGTTTACTTATTAGCTGATAAACTAGCTTATGAACATAGTATAGTAGCATAAAAGTCATTTGTCAAACAAAAAATGACTTAAAAGCTAATATTTATTTTTGTGAGCCTTTGAAAGGTGATAACAATGGGGATTGTAAATCGAATAAAAAATTTGGCAGATGCTAAGAAAACTAGTTTTGCAGAAATAGAAAGAACCGTTGGATTATCTAACGGACAAATCAGAAGATGGGATAACGTTTCTCCTAAAACTGAAAACTTACAAAAAGTGGCAGACTATTTTGATGTATCTGTAGATTACTTGTTAGGAAGAACTGATCAAGAAAGAACGAACTCTAATAACGTACCTACTGATTTAGACGAAATATTAGATAATATGATGAGCTTTGACGGGAAGCCTATGACTGAAAACGATAGAAAAACAATTCGTGCTTATCTTGAAGGAAGATTTAGTAATAAGTGAGGGAGATTATATGGACAATGTCTTTAATTTACTTGAACGAAATAACATTGAATTGGTTTTGATAATTATTGAGAACAATGGGTATTACGACCCTGCTCTAAATGTTATTTTCATTAATCAACTATTAGAGGAGGAAAAACAAAAAGAGGTTATTTTGCATGAATTAGGTCACGTTCTTAATCATAAAGATTTCTCCTCTCTTTATAACAACCCGTCCTATCGTAGTAAAATGGAAAATGAAGCGACTAAATTTATGATTAGGTACTTAATTAACGAATCTGAGGGGCAATTTAATTATTCTAGAGTTTTAGAAAAATATAATCTAGGATTGGGTTGGGAAGGTAAAATTAAATAAGGTTACCATTATAATTGGTACATGCGTTATAATAAAATTATTACATATAAAAGGAGCGATTAAATGAAGTTCGGGATGAGAAAGCCAAGTCTAAAAAAATCAATCAAAGCCAGAACTACTGGTAAAGCTAAAAGAGTATTGAAAAAAACAGTCATTCCTTTTTATGGTAAAAAAGGTTCTGGATGGATAAAAAATCCTAAAAAAGCTGCTTATAATAAAATATATAAGAAAACAACATTTTCAATATTTAATTTATTTAAAAAATAAAACTATCCCTGACGGTTGCCAATCTTCAGGGGTAACAAAAATACATAAATTGGAGGAATGAAAAATGGCGAAGAAAAGATTGTTTGACGAGAACGGTAACGAGGTTAAAGGAAAAATCAAAAAACCTTTTTATAAGAAAGTTTGGTTTTGGGTTGTAGTAATTATTTTTGTTGGAATTTTTGGTAGCATGGGTGAGGATGAAGAAGCTGTTGAAACTGATACTGCAGCTGTATCTGACGAATCAACTGTTGAATCAACTGAATCTGCAAAAGAAGAGTCTGAAACTGAAGAAGTTGTTAAAGCTTACGGTGTCGGAGACGTAGTAGTTGTTGGTGATGTTGAATACACATTGAATAGCGTTGAACTTGCAGATACTTTAGGTAATGAGTATCTTAGCGTTACACCTCAAGGTAAATACCTTGTTGTCAATTTGACTGTTAAAAACAATGGAAATGAAGCTCTAATGGTAGATAGCTCTTTATTCACATTGAAAGATGGAGAAAAAACTTTTGAAGCAGATAGTGAAGCTTCTATGTATGCAAATCAAGATGAATCTGGTAATAGTATTGGTTTCTTTTTAGAAGAAATGAATCCAGATATCTCTATGGATGGAACAATTGCTTTTGATGTTTCTGAAGAACAAGCAAATTCACAATCAACTCAATTACAAGTTTCTACAGGATTTTTTGGAACTGAAACCGAACTAATTAATTTGCATTAATTAAATTAATTAAATAGAAATAAAAAAGAACACCACTATCCCCGACCAAAGCGAAAGTGGTGTTCAACCTAATATTCTGCAAAATGCCACGCTGTCAGACGGTGCTATTTGCTGTACCTTATTTTATCATAGATAGGAGTAAAAATAAATGAAATTAAGAGCCGGCATCTATTTAAGAGTTTCCACTTTTGAGCAAGTAAAAGAAGGATATTCACTACAAGCGCAAGAAGATCGTTTAACGAATTTTGCGCTTGCTAAAGATTATAATTTAGTTGCCAAGTATATCGATCCAGGTCACAGCGGAGCTAAATTAGATCGACCAGGGCTGCAAGCGATGATTAAAGATATAGAGAACAACAAAATAGATATTGTTTTAGTCTATAAATTAGACCGTTTATCACGATCGCAAAAGCATACATTATATTTAATAGAAGATGTATTTTTAAAAAACAATGTTAATTTTGTTTCCATGAATGAATCTTTTGATACAACCTCTTCTTTTGGACGTGCAATGATTGGTATTTTATCCGTATTTGCACAACTTGAAAGAGATACAATTACAGAACGTATGAGCATGGGACGTGTAGAAAGAGCTAAAGCCGGTTACTATCACGGTGGAGGCAATTTTAAGCCTCTTGGGTACAACTATACAAACGGACTACTAATTGTAAATGAATTTGAAGCTATGGTAGTCAAAGAAGTATTCGGGCTGTATTTACAAGGAAAAGGTCCAAGACAAATTGTGATTGAATTGCATGATAAATATCCTAATCAAGTTACGACTAGAACAAAAGTGAAAGGCGTTCTTACAAACCCACTGTATATTGGTAAAGTAACGTTTGCTGGAGAAATAAACGACGGATTACATGAACCGATTATTGACGACAAAACATTTTATGCTGCACAAAAAATACATGACAGTCGCTTGGTTTACAGTTATTCAAATTACGAGCAAAAAGGACTATTAAACGGAAAACTTTATTGTGGTAGATGTGGCGCAAAGTATTATCGACAAGTGACCGGATCTAAAAAATATCGCTATGTAAAATATGCTTGTTCTTCTAAAAATTGGAGTTCTCCTAAACTAATCAAAGATAGAAAATGTGACAATTCAAGATACAACGTAGCAGAACTTGAACAGCGTGTAATTAAATTAATAAAAAAACTAACATTAAAAGATTTAACTGCTCCTGAATTAGATGAAACAGCTCAAAAAAAGAAAGCTTACAAAAATGAAATTAAATCAATTGACAACCAGGTAGACAAATTAATTGAACTTTTTCAGTTTGGGTCAATTACACCAGAAAAAATAAACGAACGAATAGAAAAATTAAACGAACAAAAAATACATCTTGATTTATTGCTGAAAGAACTCGATGAAAAAAGAGACGAAAAAGAGATAAAAACAGCACTAACTAATTTAAATAAATTCAATTGGGAAACAGAATCAGTTGCAAAAAAAATTAAAATGGTAGATTATTTTGTGGATTCAATAGCTGTAGACGGGGAAAAGTTAACTGTTTCTTGGAATTTATAGCTAAATAGATTGGCTATGGATAAGAGCAATCCTTTTAGCAACAAAAAAAGAACTTACCTATTTATAACTGTCTAAGTTTTAACGACTAGGAAGATAAATAATTTCATAATAAATAAATCATTTAAATTAATCTGCGTATAGTATAAGTATCACTTTTAAAGGAGAATCTTGAATGAAAGCATTTATAGAATTTTTACCACCAGATACAAGTATAAGTTGTTTTAAACATGAAGATCTGAAAATAGAAGCTTTTAGATCTGTTATAAAAACGCCTTATGTAACTGTTAGTTACGAAAAAGATTCAACTACCTACCCTTGTGGTACTACTGATGATGCGCGGAATCTTGCTGATTGTTTAATCAATGAGTATTTAACTAAGATAAAGTTTGTCGAGGAATTTTTTGAGGAATTATGATTAAACTATGTTTTAAATAAAAAAAGCCTTTTCCTTAGTTGGAAAGGGCTTTAAACTATATAAAGATAATTATTAAGTTATTCAACAGCTATTTTTTTAAGGTTGGTTTAAACACCTTTTTTTCTTTTTGATTTTTATTACTAAATCCATCTAAAAAGAAAATATAAAAAACAAAAAATGTCATTAAAAAGCTAGTGACAACGAAAAAAATTGCTAAACTTAATAACGCTACATTGATGTATCTAAAAGACAAAAACAGCTCTGGATTGTTAATTTTCAACCTCAATACCATACTTAAGAAAATCGTAATAAAACCGGTAGTAAACGGTATAGCCATACTGCTTACAAATTGACTCAAAGCCTTTTTACTTTTCAATATACTAGTTATGATGGGCGAACTTTTAGAAATGGATGTTAATATACTTATAATCGCACCTATAAAGCCGGTTAATATAGCAGTGAAATTTAAAATATCTCCTATAAAATCATAATAATTGATTAAATTATTATTGATTCCAACAGAGTCTGCTGAGTATCCAATAAATATAGACAAACTAAAAACTACAAAGTATATAAAAGGAAATCTGTATTTAATAATTTTCATTTCAATTAATCCTTTCTAAAGATTAACGGTTATTTATTATTTTATTTTGCCCGACTTCATTATATAGTAATCGCATTTCATTAAAAACCACGTCTTTATTAAGCTGACGATTTTCTCTAAAGTTGAAACTATGCGAATCATATAACTTATTTTCAATAAGATTAACAAAGGTAAAAGTATCATGATCATCGTAACCTTTAACATGTAATCTTTTAGTGACATCTAGACCTTCATAAGAAAGCATGTCGTCAACAATTTGTTGCGGCAAATAAGGTTTATCAGAGGTTTTTTTTGTTTTAGCAGTAATTTTAATTTCAACATCAAAATCATCAGCTTCATATTCACCAACGTCTTCCTGTAACTTACCTATAAAATCATCGACATATCCTTCATTATTTCCGTTTACTGCTATATTTGTTTTCAACAGTACTTCTCTAAAACCAATAAATCTACTTACTCTTCTGGTTGGATTATTTTCTACCTGTAACACTAAACTTATTACACCTTGCACTTCAGGATTATTATCACGAATCAACCAATTTAGAAATAATTCTATTGCTTTATAACTCAATGAGTTTCTGTTATTTTGTATCATCATTATGGAGTATTGAGGATCATAAAGAACTGTTACTTCCTCTCCTAAAAATTCATCTTCTTCTAAACCTAATCCTTCTGAATTTCCAGACAATTTAGTTCTGACGGGATAATTAAAACCTCTTAGTCTTTCAAAAGTTAACTGATAATTACCGTTATCCTCAGGAGGAGAATATACATAAGCTAACTTAGAATGCTCATAATCAAATTCATATGAATATCGATTATCATTTTCTCCGTATCGTCCTCTTATTCCGTCTAAAAGATCACTTAAATCTAATCTTACCGGATCTCCGTCTACTAAATACTTCAGTTTAAAATAATAAAATTTAACTTCTTTCGTTCGTGGCAAAATGAATTCCCCCTAAATAATTATATAAGCTATACCAATTAAAACAAAAAAAGGCCATTTATACAATAGTATATTGACCTAATCAGCTTATATAATCTTTTAAGGACTATAAATATATTATACACAAAGAACGTACGTTTGTACATAATTTTGATTAAAAAAATAACCCTACCTAAATTAAAAGATAGGGTTTTGTTGTGTCTATTAAAGTAATTGATTCACACGTTTTTGAACTTCGTTATAATTGTAACCAGCTTTTTCAACATTTTTCTTACGATCAGCTCCGTTGCCGAATTTACCAGCGATTACTTCTTTAGCGATTGTGGTAACTGACTTCTTATTGCTAACAGCTTTGCCGTTTATAACATTCATTACAGCATTATAATTACTACCTAAAGACTTCTTTCGAGCATCACCATTACCATGCTTACCATCCATGACTTCATTGACTAGTTGTTGAATCGGTTTTGCTGGAGTTTTTACAGCAAACTTCACTTTCAATAATTCGTTTACTCGGTTCTGCACAGCGTTAAAATTAGCACCAAGTGCTTTTTTACGCGCATCACCAGAACCATGCTTACCGTCAATAACTTCTTTAGCTAACTGATCAATAGACTTAGTATCCACTGGTTTAGCAACTGAAACAGCTATTACCGGTTTGACAGTGACAGCTTCGCTACTTGCTTTACCAACTAATGCAATGACAAAATCTTTAGCAATAGTATCCACATTCTTAACCATCACATCTGAATCTTTCTTGTTTGTCCCAAATCCTAACTCAACTAAACGATAATTAATCCCACTTGTTTTAGCTCTGTTACAGTTGCCTAAATTATCACGGCCGCTAATACCTTTATGTCCTTTGTGGGTGTAACGTACTCCGATATGTTTTTGAATCACATCACGAATAGCTAAGTCAATTTTGTCAGGTTCATAATCAGCATGAACAATTACATGACCACCGCTAGCAGAACCGTCATTACTTGCATCATAGTGCATTTCAACAACAATAGTATCTTCACCGTAACTTTTAGCTAAAGCTATTAAATCTTTGTAATCATATACATTGTGTTCACTAAATAAAATCATGTTGCTATTTGCTGGCAAAAACTTTTCAACTGATTTGAAGAAATCTTGTTCGTAATACTTATGTTCACCTTTGCTGATATATCCTAAAGCTCCTGGATCAAATGAACCGTTTCTGTTTTCTCCGTGCCCTGCGATTAATAAAACTTTAGTCATATTATTTATCCTCCTTTTTCAATTCAATTACGCCAACTTTTGTGCTATTAAACGCGTCATTCATTGCTTTTACGCTTGATTCAATCAAGTTATTCAATTCTGTTCCTGTGATATTAATTTTATTTTCGTTCAGCAATTCTAGTGCTTGTTTTCGTGCATTGGCCAACTTGGTTGAACCATCTTCATTTTGATAAATTTGTTCAGCTGCATTAACTGCAATATCAACTAGATACTGCTTTCTATTAAGCTTTTCCGTGATGCCCTTGTCGTTTATAAAGGCAACCACCTTGTTAGTCGCGATACCAATTAAAGTGACCAGGACTGTACCTAATGCTCCCAATAGAGCTGTTTGTATTTGTTCCATGTTTATCTCCTACTTTCCTAATAAATTAATAACAAAATCAATCACTAGATAACCGATACTACCTGCACCAATGACCATACTAAACAACTTCATTCGAGTATCCACAGACAATCGTTTCATTTCATCTGATCGTACAGCTTCTTTTTCTTTTGTAATGGTTACCGTTTCAAAAACATTGCCAACCATTGCTGACATTCGTTCATTTTGCTTCATTAAGCTTTCATTCTGTGACATCATTACTCTGGATTGTTCGAACGATTGACCTTGATTGACCAACATAGCTTCCTTAACTTCTTTAATACTTTTCTGAGTATCTTTTATACTTATTTGCGTATCTAAATTAGATTTTTCCAATGCATAAATACGTGTTTCGTGATTATCTAAACTTGGTTCACTTTCGTGCATATGTGTGCCATCCTTTCTTTAAATAAATTAATTCAATATAAAAAGACCTACTCGATTGAATAGATCTTCGTTTAAATTTACTATTACACAACTACAGATTCAGCAGCAAGTTCATCTTCGATTGCATATACAAGATCCGTAAATGCGGCAACATCACTTCGAACTTGAGTTTTGTTTGCTTCATACAGTTCAGCATTTTGTACATATTGGCTAATATTGCCTACACCTGTATCACTAGGTATCATGGAGTTTAAAGAAACCACCACTTGACCGTTTATTTCTGAAGTACCGTTTAAGTTGATTTGTTTAGTTGATTTTAACATATTATTTTTCCTCCTTAGTTTCTTCTTCTTTATTTTGTGATGCTTTTAATTCTTCCATTTCTGACGATAGAGTAGCGACTTGAATTTTCAAGTTCGCATTCTCAATAGCATAACCTGTGATAACTGTATTGATTGCTTGTTCGTTCATTGTTTAACCTCCCTTCAATATGCGTATTTCTTCTTTCAAGTCTGCAATCTCAATACTAAATTCTTTGTATATTTCTTGAATTGCTTTTGTATTAAAAATGCTCAACATATATGTGTCAATAGCCAATCCATCAGAACTTGCCACTTCATAACTATCTTCAGAAATCAGTCCTACTTTTTTATCGTTTATACCGTTGCTTATATCTTGTATCATGTCATACGATACAACATTCAAGCTATTAATTATTTGTAAACCAGAACCTTCATATGCGCTTATATTTGTTTTAAGCGTCCTACTAGAAACACTTTCAAAGTTTTTAGCCTTGACCGTCCACCAGTATGTTCCATCAGTTGTTTCAACTTTTCCTGTACCTGTAGGCATAAGTCTGATACTTCTATCGCCATATCTTTCAGTTTCTAAACTACCAGCAGTTACAGACATTGTAGCTGCAGAAAAGTTTGAAGCAACTGTCAATTTGCCGGCTTTTACTTCATTCCAATTTTTTGAGATGTTTGCTCGAACTTCAAAAGTACCACTAGGAGAAACTAAAGCACGAATATTTCCACCTTCGGCTTCTAACCTTTGAGAATAATTATTCCCACCGCCTTCTAAAAATTGAATATATTGATATGAACCGCTACCACCACCAACTAGATATAGCGAAGTATTTTTTGATGTTCCAGTGTTTCCGGAACCAGGTACTAATTGTAATCCTTCAGCATTGTATCTTAAATATCGTGTTTGACCACTGTTTTGAAATTCAATTTCTCCTTGATCAAAGATTAAATTATCTCCGGTTGAAGGATTACTAAAATTCATTTGTCCGGTGTTTAAATTCCAAGCACTATTTGCTCCTGTAACCGTACCAGTAACGATCTTAGAAGCATTCATATTTATGAGATTGACAACCGAAGCATTTAACGTTCCGGAAGTTATTCTGTCAGCTATTAGGTCAATCGTCTTGATCTTATCAGCAAAGGCATTTGTCATTGTGACATCACCATCTAATTGAATCCTTTTACCTTGTAAGAGGATCCCCTCAGTTGATATATTTATTTGACTGATTAACTTCCCTGATTCAGCAATTTTATCCCAAGCGAGCCAAGTAGTCGCCTGTGAATTTCCTTGTCTTTGAAACACCCCATCCGATGATGAAAATATTTGAGTAACTACACCACCAGAAGTTCCGTTCCAAATTACTTTAGTTTCAAGTTGACCGTATGTCGCACTACCAGTAACGCCCATAACCGACCTCTGTTTAAATTCAAAAACAATCTGTTTAGGATAATTTGCAAAGTACCATGAGGGTAATTGGTTATCACTTCGAGTATCTTTAATTGTCTTATCAGCCAATATTGCACTTGTCACATCGCCAGATTGAACTCTCAAATTAATCGCAGTATCGAGCTGTGTCATTTTACTATTATAAGTTGATGATTCTACTTTTGTAGTAATTTGAGTAGCCAATTGAGTGACTTGAGTTTGACTTGCTTTAGTAGCGACAGTTGTTTGAATACCATCAACGGTCTGTTCTATTGTGGATATTTTTACATTATAATCCACACCCAACACATCCCTCATAAGCGTGTATGCAGGGAAAACTGTAAGATACTCAATGCTCCAACCATCTTTATATGAATCTGGTGGGACATAATGCCCTATGATAGCCTGCGTAACTTGTATTTTAGGGTACGCCCATGTTGATGCATCTGTACCAATAATAACAACTACACGCCCATTACTATCTCTTGCAATACGCACATTATCTACAGGAAAATTCCCTTTATTGACATATGTGCATTTTGACAATGTTGATGTTGCATAAAACGCTATTTCTAAATCTATATTTGAGTTGGTATCCGTATAGTTGTACCCAGATACAGATAGTTTGACCATATAGTGACTAGTGATTGGTGTGTTTATAATTAAAGCACCAGTAACCGACGACCTACTATCCATAACTGGGTTGTCAAAAATCTTACCGGCCCCACCCATATCTTGAACTATATCGACCTTGCTTGTCTCAACTTGAGTTATTTGTGTTGAAAGCGAAGTAGAAGTGGCATTTAAAGTTGTTTGGTTTACATAATTTTTACCCAAGACCAAACTATCTACTTGTGCCGAAGTCAATCTCAAAGCAATCGCTGTTGAGTTAGCACTAATTTGACCTGTATGAGTATTTACAGTTCCATTAATTGTGTTGACCAAGCTTGATTCAGCTTTCAAAACTAACCCATCCGAGGTAGCTTTAATTTGTGTAGTATGAGTATCTACAGTTCCTTTTACAGTATTTACAAATGAACTATCAGCCTTTAATGCTAAACCATCGCTCGTAGCTTTAATGTCAGTCGTATGTTTCGATACAGTACTGCTTAATGTGTCGGTTACCGTTTTATCAGCTTTCAAACCAATAGCTGTTTGAGATTGAGAGATTAAAGTGGATTGATTCGTTACCGTACCATTTAAAGTGTCAAAGTTGGTTTGACTTGCTTTTCGACTTAACTCACCGTTAATATCAGTGATTTGTACTTGAACATCTTCTGGTGCTGGTGTCCATGCTGTTCCTTGATTGCCAAATTCTAATTTATACTTGTAAATATCAAAACCAATCAAACTGATTCTTATATGATCTGTACTTTCAGGAATTGGATAAGTAGCACTTGTAGGAACTGACCAACTAACGTTTGGCGTTTGTGAAATAAAAGTGCCATCTTCACGATAAAAAGCTATCTTACTGTAAGCTCCATAAGGGTAATTCGTAATTGTGTCATAAAGGTTTAAAGTAATAAATTTATTAGTTGAAACAAGTATTTTTTCACTTACTCCGTTAATTGCATCACCATTCATAATTAAACCAGAATCGGTAGCAATGTATTTTCCAAAGGAAAAATTAAAGTTACCGATTAAATTACTTCCACCAATTTTTAAATTATCATAAGCATTTAAAGCTGTTTGTGCGTTGGTGATAGCAGTACTGGAATCTGTTATTGCTGTTGAAGCATTTGTTTTCGCTATATTCGCTAATCCAGTAGCTTCTAAAGCATTTGTAATAGCTGTACTCGAATTAATTTTTGCAAATCCAGCGTCGACTATTGCTTGATCAGCTTTGACAATAGTCTGGTCAATTCGAGTCTTCTCCAACTCTAAATCTTGTTTATTTTTTTCTGATTCTTTTTTTATAGTATCAAATTCCCGCGTACTCAGCATTAACTTCCAAATGCTACCATCCCATTGATACATGTTTTCGTAAATGCCATCAGGTTCGTACCATAAATCACCAGTGTTTCCAGGAGCTGGTTCTTCTAGCCCTCTGTAGATGACATTTAAACCATCAGCTGTTAATTGAATCGTATTTACTCGTTTTACAATTGTCTCCAATTTGCCATCAACTGTTGAATTAATACTATTCGATAAACTAGATTTTGCTTCACCAACTTCGATGGAATCGTATTGCTCTAGTAAGTCATTCCAAACTGTTTTTATGATTTTTGCCGACGTATTGACATCTAATTGTTCAAAATAAACAAAAATATTATCGCAAAGATTTACTTCTTCTAATATCGCTAAATCTTTGTAATCTAGTGTTTTAGCTAAATCAATATACTTAATTTGCATATTAACTTTAGGGATCCCGATTCCATTTGACTTGATATAAGAATTGGTGCGACTTCTTAATGTAGCTACATCTTTTATTTCATCCTCTGAAAAATCTACTGGTAGTATTTTACGACGTGCATAATTTCCAACATACTCGCTATCAACGAAATATTCAGGTAATATCAGCAATTGTTCTTTGTCATTAGAATCTTGATAAGTGGCATATGGATAAATCGACGTAAATGTTTCGGATATAGATTCTTCTTGTGTTAGATCCACAAGGTTTCTACCATATGCGATTAACGCACCTGAATTAACTCCACGTTGTGCCATCAAACAGATACTGTAGTTATCAAACCGATATTCACCACCATACGTTTCTAAAATTGAACCAGACACGCCGCCTAAAGCTTCACGAGCGTTCTTGACTTCTTTTATCGACCACGAGCCACTACCATTTGCAGTAATGTCACTTGCTACAATAAATGGGCTGACATCTACAAGATTATTATTCCAAGTGTTTAAAGCTTGACTAGCTGTTCCGCTGTAATTGACTGTTGGTTTTAGCAGTAAATCTTGCGTTAAATATGAAATATGCTCTGCATTGATCGTTGATATTCCGTCAATTGGCTTGGTTACTCTAATGATTTTAAACCGTTGCCCTTTTAGGTTATGACCGGAATCCGCTTTAATTAATCTATCCAATTTTAATTCGTTAAACTTAGAACCTTTGATTGGATATTTCATTTCTAATTCAAACATTCCATTGCGTTCTTCTGTAACCAAGATAGAGACAGCATCATTTAATGGCCCTAAACCTAAATGATTAAAATCCGTCTCATTTGCTTTGTATAAAATGGCCACTAAACTACCGCCTCCCATTTAGGTGTAATTTCTACTTTAGTAACTGTTCCTGTCCAAGTAATAACGTTGCTTCCTGAAATAAGAACTGGAAACAATGGTTTAAGATTAGCGTTCATTTTTTGGAACTGTTGTAAACCATCTTTGTGAACGCTCATTTGTGCTGAATCAATCGTTATATATCCATCTACAGATGTTAAGATAAGCCAATCAGTACCATTGTTTTTAAGTGTGATATTACCTGTGCCAGTGATTTTTATTAATGGTTTAGCCATACGTTTTTCTGGATTGAATAACGTTTGACCACCAATTACTGTCAGTGGTACTTGTCCGTCATTCTTATATTTATAAGGTTTACATCTAAACGTAATTACAGCTTTGCCAAATGTCTTTAAAACATCTTGAATATCGAAAGATTCATAACAAATCGCTTCATAAAAATAACCCTCATAACCACTAAAAGTTAGTTTATCCCAACTAACATCGCTTCTAAGCCATTCCGATATTTCTTTTGCTGACCTGTCAATTGTTTTTCCGTCTGGAACCATCAAACTAACAGTGAACTGTTTGTCAAACCCTTTCAGACGTCCTTTGTCTATGATCAGATCACCATCGAGACCTGGAACTTCAAACAACTCAACATCACGTTCGGGGGTTGTGAAAGCTAAATCATTACTAACGACTAAACCGAACTCGTTTGATTTTCTTCCTTTGTACTCGAAAAAACTTTCTATTATCACAATCTAGCCCCTTCCTGTGATGTTATCCATGCCATTTCTGCCATTGCTTGTCTAATATCTTGTTTATTGTTCCATACAAGATTTTCTACATTAAAAATATTTTTTGTTTCATTATGAGCTACTTCGTTGTTTGTTTTTCCTACTGTATTTTTCCCGCTATCTGAAATGATAGCGTGGCTCATTGCTGATTCTATTGATAAAGTTGGTAAAGACGTACTAAGGTTTATATCTGTATCAAAACCAGTTTGTATTTTGTTAGCCATTCCACCAACGGTTTTTTGAACATTTTTGAATTTGTCTTGTAGACTTTCATCCAAACCACCCATTATTGCATTACCAGCTGGTATCAATAGTTTTCTATCATAATCAATCGGACCTTTATGGTCTGCAATCCAACCAGCAATACCACCAACGAAAGTTTTAACACCTTCATAGGCTTTTTTTAGACCACCTAAGAAACCGTCCATGATAGCCGAGCCAGCACCGCTTATGTCGATGTCTTTCAAACTATTAAACACGCTTTTTACAGTATCGATTGTTCCTTTTATTGAACCAGCAACGCTAGAAACAACGCTTTTTATTCCGTTGAAAGAAGTTGACAAACCAGATTTCAGTGAGCTACCTGTAGTTTTCAAACCATTAAATACAGTTTTGACAGCATTTACAACAGCTTTTATAGAATTACCAACTGTTGATATAACGGTTTTAATACCGTTCCACGCCCCGCTTAAGGCAGCTTTCAATGATCCACCAGCGCCTTTCAAACTGTTAAACACTGATTTTATAACACTGATTACTTTTGATATTCCAGAACCAACTAGTGATATACCATTTTTTATGTTAGTCCACGCACTGGTCAGCATCGTTTTCAATGACGTTCCAGCTCCACCTAAGCTACCGAAGAAACCAATCACAAAACCAACCCAAGTCGCTACGGTTGTTAGTACTGGTACAATGGCTTTAAAACCATTGACTAAGAAGGCTATGACTGGAGTTAAGAAAGTTATTACTGTTCCTATCGCACTAAATGCTGACGAAACACCAATTAGAATACCTTTTAGCACTCCACCAATAAACGCACCTAAAATTTGTAAAACTGGCATTAAAGCAGTTGCTAAAACTGCGATCAATGGTTGAGCTGCGTTCCACATTTTTACAAATGAATCGACTACCATTCCAATAGCTGGAGCGACAATTCCCATCATGACAGTGAAAGCGTTCGTGATAGCTGGAATAATTGCAGCAATCAAAGTTTGTAGACCTGTAAAGTCTAATTTTGTAAATGCAATAGCTATCATTTCAATAAATGGTGAAAGTGATGCCATAATTGTTTGAAACAACACTGGTATCTGACCAAATACCGTTTTAAATGCTTCCACAATAGGAGCAATCGTTGTACCTATTGAAGCCATCAAACCAGCCATTCCGCCAGATATACCGATACCCAAATTACTTAAAAGATTACTTCCAGCCGCCATAAATGATGGAGCAGCCGCTTGAAAAAATGTGGCTATTGCAGCAGGTAACGCTTTGAGTACATTCGCTACCATTGGAAAGAAGTTGTTTATGAAGAATGTGGATGTTGTTGTTGCCAAAGCTTGTAATGCTGGTTGAATATCTTGACCAAGCGACAAACCACCTAATACGTTTGAAAAAGCTGCTTTCATAGAAGCAAGTGATCCACTAAAAGTTTCAGCCGATTCTTTTGCAGTTGTTCCAGTGATTCCTAACTCACCCTGTACTGCGTGAATAGCAGAATAGACATCGTCTAAATTGCTAATATCATATTTGACACCTGTTAATTTTGTTGCATCTGACAATAGACGTTCCATCTCACCTTTTGTTCCGCCATAACCCAATTTAAGGTTGTCTAGCATTGTATAGTTTTGTTTAGCGAATCCTTGATAAGCGTTTTGTATGCCTTCCATACTAGAACCCATCTTATTCGCATTATCAGACATGTCTACCAGTGCCATGTTTGCCTTGTCAGCAGCGGCTTCTGTATCTCCACCCATAGATTGTAAAAGACTTGCACTAAAGCTTGTCACGCTCTCCATGTAGTCATTTGCTGACAGTCCAGATGTTTTATAAGCTTCGTTTGCGTATGCTTTAACTTTATCCGCACTACCTTTAAATAGTGTTTCAATACCGCCTAACGATTGTTGAAGGCTCGCTCCTTCTGTCAGTGACTTTCCTATGACCGCACCTAACGCAACGCCTGTAGCTGCAACTGCCGCAACTGCTGCTACTTTCAATCCCATACCTAACTTACTACCAGCGCTTTGACCAGCTCGCTCAGCTTCTGGATCGAATTGTTTCTGTATTGAGCCAGATATACCTTTTGCAGATGGCATTACCTGTATATAAGCTTGACCTAATTCTGTTGCCATTTATGAACCTCCCTTCCTTGTGTTTTTTAGAAGTTCGTTTCTCTTATTTACAAAGTCCTCGCCAGAAGTAAATGCAATTACATTTTTCTCTTTTGGTTGTGTATTCATGATCGTATCAACTAATGAAGCTGGTTTATTCACGCCTTTTTGACCGTCTTTACTTTGTGACCATAGCCAGTAACTTAATTTGTCACTTATTCCAGCCAATAAAAGTACGTCCAAGTCTACTGGTTGATTACTCATTTTCATCTTGATACGTGAATTATTCTTTAAACCAACAGAAAAAACAGCTACCGTTTTTAATGGCAACTGTCTGTAATCGTATATGTGATAAGTTTCTGCAAGGTCGCACATGAGTGCATCCTCGTCAGTCTTTATCATTCGTGCAAGGACTAAGAGTTTTTTGTTTCACCTTGTGATTGGAACATTTCAGTAATTTCATTCGTAAACTTTTCTACTGGAACAATTCCGTTTTTTGTTCGTACATGATCTTTCAATTTTTTTGTTTCCTTTTCGCTCAATAGTAATTTAACAACTTTAGAAATTGCCAGTGGGTTTTCGTCAATCTCGCTGATTGCTTCCAATAACTCATAGTTGTTTAAACGTTCTTGTGATAGCTCGTATACAAATCCTGATTTAGTTTTCATATTATGGGATCACCACTACTGCTGGTTTTTGAATGTATTCATAATGAGTGTTTCCTGTTTCATCAGGCATAGCTTGGATAGTTGTTTCATAACCAATTGCATCGGCATCTGTGTAGCTGATTTCGCCAATCTCTGATACTTTACCGTTTGGAACAACGATACGTTTTAAAATTCCACCATTAAGAACGACATCCACAACTAACACATGTTCTGTCAATTCTTTTGAGTTTGCTTTGATTGTGATACCTGTTTCTAGTGTACCTTCAACGTTGTCAGTACCGTAAATTTCGCTTAATACGTCGATGTTTGTTGCTTCGATCAGCGTATAGGCAAAAGTATCTTCTTTTTCTGTTTGTACGGATGCAACAATATCTCCGCCCCAAGCCTTGATTGTTTCATTTGATGGTGTGTTTGAGTTTGTCAATCCATCTTCCGAGATATACCCTAAACTTTTGTAAGTAACTGCTAGTGATGCCAGTGCATCAACCGGTAATGCAGTACCTAATGGAGCTGAATAAATCGCACCGCCTATTCTTGGTTTCGCTGTTGATACATTCATTGTTGCTGTCATTTAATTTCCTCCTAATTAATAATGTTTGATATCAAATACCGCTTGATAACGATTTTGTTTTGTCGTTGTATCCGTAAAATTATAATCACTGTTTAATTTGATTCCACGAATGTTATCTAACTCAATCAAATTCTCAACAACCTCTTTTAATTCTTCATTAAGTTTAGCTGCTTCATACATTGATTCGGCATAACTTTTAAAAGCAATCGTGGCTATTGGCAGATGATTTTTTTTAGAACTGCTTGTTTTTTCAAACAACACAAATCTAACTGGAGCTGTTTCTGGATATTGTAAAAAAGACGGTACAGATAAATGACCGTCTAGATATTGTTTTATCAGTATCTCAATCATTTATCGCACCGCCTTTAGTAGAGTATTATTATCCATATTGTCTTTTCTTGCTTTATAAGTCGTAGCTTTCACTGTTGCGTTTGCTCGATTTTTACCGACATAAATATCTTGCTCATATCCATCACCACATCTGTTTTTTATAGCAGTTGCTTGTTTAGTCAGTAGAGTTTGCATTTCAGGAGATTTCAGCATTGCCGAAACACCAGCACTATTTAGCTTAAATTTAATTTTACTCATAACGTTCCACCATTACCTTTTTGTTCCAGTCTAGTGGTATTAAATGTTCAATTCCTTGTAGTGGAATACCGAACGTTTTCCAATTTTTACCAAAAAACTTTACTTCTTTATTTTCCCAATTGTGCGTATCACCTTTTGGAATAGCTAAAGTGTAAACAGCTTTTCTACCTGTTAAATCCAGTTGGTTAACAATATCATCAGACGATGTAGGACTAACCAACACGTTTTTAACTTCTATTTCAGCATTTGTATAGATTGCATTACCGAATGGATCTTCATCGGTTTTGATTTTATCCACTAAAGTGATTGTTATACCTTTTATTTTAGCCATAGAAATCAATCACTCCAAATCGCTGTCTCCTAAGTCCAAGCCTAGCAAGTTCTGTTTTCTTGATAAACAAACCGCCACCAGGTACTAGATAACTACCAGACCACGAATAGCCTAGAGCTGATTCAGATGCTTGTGTGATTGGTTCTTGATCAGTAGATGTCATTAGAGTACGTGCAACCACGTCAACAGTGACTGACCGAACAACGTTTGCGTATGTGGGTGAATCTGCGACCATTAAATCTAAATCTTTGCCAACACTGGTAGCTTCAACACGAAGGCTGTCAGAAATGACACCCATTAATGATTCGGCTCGTTCTGTTTCATCGGTTGTTAGAACTCTCCAAAGCAGTCCAACATCTGATACAGTAGCGAAATTCGCCATATTATCACCTCTTTGTTTTGCTAATTACTTTTTTAACTGGTTTCTTTTGTTCGATTACTGGTTCAATAACTGGTTCAATAACTGGTTCAACTAACGTCCAATTTTTGCCCTTAATGATTGAGGAGCTATTGACAATAGCCCCTGTTTTTACATTAGTATATCTCATATTAAATTACTGTTTCTACAATACGTGCAAAGTTTTCTGGTACAAGAATTCCCCATCCGATGAAAGCTTCAGCTCGTAAACAAACTTCATTGTAAGCTTTCAAATCTCGACCAGTTCCGTCTGGATCCCCAAACTCAATAATTTCTAACGGAATGTTTTCTGTATAACCCCATTTGAAAGCTTTATCAAAGTCTCCTACGATAGCATGGTCTAATTCAGCTGTTCCGCCAGCTACAACTAATGTTTTATTGACATCTGATTGCATACCATAAAAAGCGTTAGGGTTTTGTCCGAATCTAAATTCTGGATATTGAACAACTCCGTTTACTTTAACTTTTCCTAAAGCCGCACTTGCTAAAGGAGACAAAGCTACTCCAGTCACATCTCCACCATCGCTCACAACAGTTGCGATAGCTGCATCAATATTGTCATCAATTGTTGCAGCATCATAAGTGATTACATTTCCAGTAACTAAACCATCAAAGCTATTTGTTGCTTTGAAAGAAGCATCTGTTAATGATTTTGGTTCTAATCCATGAATTGCTGCAATATCAAAAGCTTCTGCAATCTTAGTTGCATATCCATCAATAAATGAACGTAAATATTGAAGTTGTTTTTCTTCACTTGTTTTTACAAATTCATCTGTTACACGTGCTTGATAAACAAATTTTAGAGGTTTAACAATTTTAGGTTCAAATGTTGCTCCACCTGCTTCTTTCCTGCCACCTTCACCCACAATTTGAGCGTTACCGTCTAAATTAAATACATAAGTTGTTTCTCCAGCAAAAGGGATAGGTGTTTGATTTGATAATTTAGCCAAAGCTGAATGACCCTTCACTTTGCTAAAAATTTCGTTTACTGTTACTGCTGGAAATAAATCCCCACTTCTTAATACTGCCATAATTTCTCATTCTCCTTTTAGTTTAATTAGTCATATTTTTTAACATTTGTCTTAACTCTGAATCTTTTTCTGTTACTGGTTCTGTTGGTTTCAACGGTAGTGGACTAGGTTTGCTCACGAATGAAGCGAAATTTTCAGCATCTGCTTTGATTTCCTCTTCTGTTACACCTGATAAGCGACCTGCCAAATCAAGTGGTAATCCGGCTTGACTAGCGATTCTGGTTTTTAAAGTATCTACTTCATAACCTTTGACCTGTTTTTGTAAATCTCCTAGAGTTGATTCTTGTTGCGTGTATTTATCATTCGTAGCAGTCAATGTTCCGTTCAATTCTTCGACTTGTTTCTCGAGAGTTTCTTTAGTGCTTTTCAAGTCGTCGTAATCTGTAGGTTTTGCT